TTCTTTATTAAATTCTATAACTCTTAATAAGTTCTGTAATGTGAAACCTATGTCAGCATCAATGAATAATAAATGCGTACCATTAAATTCTTTATTATCTAAGAACTTAGTTACAAACTTATTTCTAGCACGATTTATTAAAGATTCTGTTGGTAGTGTTTCAATCCTAATATTGTGTCCCATATCATTTAAAGGTTTGATGCAATTAAATAATGAATGAAATGTTAGATTGGAAATGTTTCCTCCGTAACATGGTATTGCGATGAGAATATTCATAACCCTTTATGGGTTTATTATTATCATTTTTTAAACCAAGACGGAAGTCCCAAATGTTTTCTTTTATCAAAAATATTTTCTTTTGCACCTTTGGTTGCAGCATTATTGTAATGTAAAAATACTTGACAACAATCATTTCCTTTAAATTCTTCTCTCCAATGCTCTAATAGATTGCCTCTATAAACTAACATATCACCAGGTTTTAAATCTACTTTAATTCCTTTTGTATTTTCAGATACATAACCTTTTCCTTCTATTATTTTTCCTTTATTTGAATCTTTTTCAATAAAAATTTCCCATTTATCTCCACCTAAATTTAATGTAGTAGATATTTCACAAGAAAATCTATCTTTGTGTCGGTGTAGTATATCTCCTTTTTTATAAATTCTTGCGTATGAATATGTTGGAATTAATTTTAATTCAGTTTGTTTTTCCATAACAGGTTGAACAGCTAGTAATAAAGTTTCCATAGCTATATCTGAATAGTGAGAATAAGTATTTGGTACTTGATCATCATTCCATACACCAAACTCAGTTGTAAATGTAGAAATATATCTTGCATCAAACATTGTTCTTGCAACTTGTCTTTTCATTAAAAAATAATTATAGATAAAGTTTGCAATTTTTGGATCAATTGCTTTTTCAATTACTATGAATTTATCTTTTTTAAAGTTATATTGTTTTGTCATATTATTTAAAAGGATAACCTAAATTCCAAATAACTAAAGAATATCTTGTACCTTTTGTTACTGGTTGTACTCTATGCCAAACAAAAGAAGGAAATACAACTATTGAACCTTTAGGCAATATTTCTTTTACAGTCAATACATTCTTATTTTCATCTCGCATGTGTGGATCATAATTTCTGCAATCAAATTGTAATTCACCACCAGTATATTCTGAACCATCTGTTAATTGACAAGTTACTGATAATTTTCTAATTTTACCATAACTATTTTGATCTTCTGGCTTGTTGTAAGGCATATCCCATGAATCGCAATGCCAATCATAATATTGATTTAATTTATATTTTGTAAACTGACATGATTCAGAAAAATCCCAATCAAAATTCCAACCAGCTTTTTTATTTGCTTCATGTATATATGGTTGTACTTCTTTATAAATCCAAGAATCATTTAACCAAACTATATTAGAATTTCTTTTTTTTTTTAAATCTACAATTTCTTCTTCTTTTAAAGGATTATCTTTTAAATTTCTATTTACACCTAGTCCACCAGTAATACCTAAATCTTCTTTATGACTTAATCCATATTTAATAACATCATCACAAAACTTTGGAGTTAAAGCTGATTTAAAATAATAGTAATAGTTAGATAAATTCATAAGTAGTAGTTAGTATAAAATTTAATTGTTCTGATGTGTTAGCAGTTATATGATATCTTTGAGTAGAAGGAAACATTATAAAATCATTGTTATTTAAAGGTATTTCCCAATTTCTTCCTTTTCTTCTATTATCATCATATTCTATAAATACTTTACAAGAATCCTTTCCAACATTTACTCCATAAAGCATTACATAATCTGGGGAGTTTCTTAAATCTACAGGATCAATTTGTAATAATGAATTTGAATGTTGTCTTGGTTTATAAATATTACCAATTGTTTTTTTGTGAACTAAAGTAAATTCATATTCTAAATTAATATGTTCTCTTAAATATGTTTGTAACATATCCCAAGATTTTGAAAAAGGAAATTCTCTATTATAGATGGTAGATGATAAAATATCTGCACTTAATGTTTCTAGGTTTATTTCAAAACCTTTAGGCATTTCTACTTGACCAAAATATAAGTCTATTTGTGATAAAATTTTCTTATCCATACTTGTTATAATATGTAATAAAACTTTATAAAGATGTCAAAAATTAAGATTTAGTTTTAAGATCCCAAGATTGACCAGATTCATTCCACTGATAATAAGACATTGCTGTCTTTTGTTCTTCAGTTAATGCTGGTGCATCACCAATTGGTGATTTCCAAGATGCAGTTGCTACATCTTTTACCCATGAAGCATATGGTTTTTTAGGTAAGAAAATATTATTATCTTCATCCCAAGTATATCCAATTGCTGCAAAATTTCCTCTAAATGGTGTTCCACCTTTACTGTGTTTTCCACCAAATGTATTGTAAGATGTTTGAATCCATAACAGTGCTGCCCAGTTATTATGTAGTTCTAAATATTGTTGACCAACTGATTCATCTTCAACTCCAGAAGCATTTAGCATATCAGTATTATTAAGTGTTAATACTGCTATAACTTTTCCGTTTAATCCTAATTTTGCAAAATGTGCCATAATTTTATTTTATTGAAATTTATATCTTATTATAACTATACCTGATCCGCCATTACCACCATTACCATCAGCTTCAGATCCACCACCTCCTCCACCTCCAGTATTAGTTCCAGCATTTCCACCATTAACACCTGATCCAGAAGATCCAGAATTTATTGTAGATCCTCCTCCTGTTCCTACTGGTCCAGTATTTGGACCATTTGGTGTACCTGCTCCACCTCCTCCACCAATACCACCATTACCATTACTTAATGGATTCGCTGCAGCTGAAGAAGCTGTTCCACCTCCTCCGCCGCCAGACCAATAATAATTATTTCCATCTATATTTACTTGTAATCCAGCACCTCCTGGTCCACCTTGTGTTGGAATTTTTATAGCGGTTGTTCCTACAGCATTAGCTCCACCACCGCCTCCTCCTGCATATTGATTAGATTTACCTGCTCCTCCTGGATTACCTTGAGGTGGACTTACTGGTGGAGTATTACCTGCTCCAGCTGTTCCTCCTCCTACTGGTCCAGGAGCATGTCCACCTCCACCTCCAGATCCTCCAGATAATCCACCTGGTGTATTTGCTCCACCTCCACCTCCACCTCCAGCTGATGTTATTGTTGAAAATATAGAATTATTACCAGAAGATCCGCCTAGACCAGGTGCTCCTGGATTACATCCAGCTCCACCACTACCAACTGTGATTGGATAAGAAGTTGCTGTTACTGGAAAACCTGCTGTTGCTGGATTTGGAAATGATTTTATTAATCCACCAGCTCCTCCTCCACCTCCAACGTGTGCACCACCGCCTCCACCACCTGCTACTACTAAATAATCTACTGTTGTTGATCCTGCTGGTGTTCCAACATTTGTTACTGTAAAAGTACCTGGACCAGTAAATGTATGAATTTTAAAATCTCCAGAAGTTGTAATTGTTCCACCTGTTGCTGTTATGAATGGAGGAATACCAGTTAAATCTAAAGTAGCATCATTTATATCTTTCCATCCTCTTGTTGAATCTACATAAATTAAAGTAATAGATGCTCCATTAGTTGTAATTTTAGCATCTCCATTTACACCATTAATTTTATCTGTACCATTTGCATCAATAGTTATATTATTTGTAGCTGCTGTGTTTGCATAATCTGAAACAGCAACTATTGCACCAGCTACTCCTGCTGGTAAATTTACTGTAATTGCACCTGAAGTTGTGTTTACAAAATAACCATTACCACTTACTGCTGTAACTGTTGTGGTTTTAGGAGTTGTATCCCAATTAACTGCACCACTTCTTCCTGCGTCTGCAAAACTTAAAACTCCTGAACCATTTGTAGTTAATGCTTGGTTAGCAGATCCATCTACTGAAGGTAATGTCCAGATTTTATCAGCACTTAAAGTAGAAGCTGCTTTAAATCCTACATAATTAGAACCATTAGCAGTTGCTTCTAAGAATCTTATTTCAGCTTGATTACCTAAAGATGCTGAAGTTGTAAATGTTGGTGAAGCTGTTGGTGCTTTTGTATCTATTTGTGTTTGAATAGCTGAAGTTACACCATCTAAATAACCAAATTCTGTAGAACTTACATTGGCATTTAATTGTGTTGATGTTAATCCTGTTAATTGACTTCCATTAACAGCTGGTAATAATGCTGATCCATTTAATTGAACTATGTTATTAGCTGATGTTCCTACATTTAATGTAGAAGCAGTACCTAAACCTAAGTTAGTTCTTGCAGAAGAATTAGATGCTACATCAGATAAATTGTTTGCAACTAATAAAGCACCAGATAATGAAGCATAAGCAGCAACCCAAGCTGATCCTGTATATACTTTCATTACATTATCAACT